AAAACGGAAACAACTCAAAAACATTATGACAGATAACCTAGACGAACCACCACTCGCGGACATCATTATGGATGTAAGGGAGAACTTCATCTACCTACGCAATGAGAACCTCCGGTTACAGGAGGAGAACAACCAGCTCAAGCAAGCCATCGCTGCCCTTCAGGGTGAGCCGACCAATCCTCTGTAATGCGCTATGAATAATTCTTTACTACCGCAACTACCACACGATTGCTTTCAGAACCCGGCTTGAACTTTATGACTCCATTATCAGTAAGCAGCAGCATACCCTCGGATGGCTCAACTTGCTTGAAGAATACGCTGTCACCAATGTCGGCATACATAGTCCTAGCTTGGGCAATCGAATGCGTAAGGCCACTGGCGGAAAGGACCTCGATCGCTGCTGGTGAGGCGATAAGTGAATTGGAAACAAGCAGGAAGAATAGGCAGAGCATTTTCATCCACCAATCATAACTCAACTCAAGGAAAAATTATATCGGGTAAACAGCGTATATTTCTATCTTTGATTCCGTATTAAAAACTATGACTTACTTATCACAGAACCAAATCAAGGAGTTCCGGGAGGCTAACAAGCCAATCTCCTGTCCCATCTTGGACATTAAGACAAAGGACTGGGTGCTTGACCACGACCACCAGACCGGAATGGTCCGCGGTGTAATCTCTCGCCAGGCCAACAGTCTTCTCGGAAAAGTTGAGAACTTTTATCTCAAGATGTGCAAGGGCCAGAAGGAAGATTTGCCAAATACTTTAGATGCAATGGCTGCTTACTTGGAGCAGGAGATGACCGATGTCCTTCATCCCGTGGGACTTACACAACTTACAAGAAAGTTTGCAAATAGCAATAACGCAGAAGCTCAGGTTGAAATACTTGAAGACATCGGAGCAAGTACCGAAGAGATTGCAGCCTGCAAGAATGTTAAACAACGTAAAGAATTATTTAGAAATATAACAAAAAGGAATCATCAATAAGCAATGCTTAAGCAATGCTATTGCATACGGTTAAGTTAGGTTAAGTTTATTTTAATTAGGTTATATTCATTATGAAACACGTGAAGGATAATAAAATAACAAGACGCAGGCGTAAACCCAAAATGCACATCAATAGGCGCGGACTAGACAAGCCCCGATCGGACAATCGACCACCGAAAAATAAACGTCACCTCACACGTGGACATATAAGAAAAGATGGTATGGTGTTCTGGCAGTATATGGCAGCGTGCAAGTCCGGCGAGTGGTGGGTTTCTTCTGAGAAGTTTGAGTCAATGCAGCAGACCATAAGGGACAGGAGACCGCCATCAACGTTTGTGCCAGAATCCAAAGATGTCCAACGGTTCAAGACCAACCTAAGATCCAGAGTGAGCCACGCATTAAGTCGAAACTCTAAGTCAGCTTCAACTGAAACTCTGGTGGGTTGCTCGATGGATGAACTTCGCGATCATCTTGAGTATCGATTCACGGCTGGAATGACGTGGGATAACTACGGTGAGTGGCACGTGGATCACATAAAGCCTTGCGCTATGTTTGATTTTTCTATTGACAGTCATCAGTTTGAATGCTTTCATTACACCAATATGCAACCACTGTGGGCTATTGATAATTATAAGAAAGGAATTAAATATGAAAAAATAGATTTGACATCCGCCGAACAAGTATCAGAGTTAAAAGACCTAGGGGCAAGTGAAGGTGATCTTGCTTCTTGTAAAAATCAAAAGCAGCGCAAAGAGCTGTTCCGTAAACTAACCAAAAATAAATATGAGTAATACCAAAACAAATACAATGAACATACATCAGAAACTCCAGGGGATTCAGTCCTCTTTGAAAGCACCGAAGGGTCAGACTAATAAGTTCGGTGGTTACCGCTACCGTTCCGCTGAGGACATCCTTACATCCGTCAAGCCATTGCTGGCTGAGTGGGCCTGCACCTTAGTCATCACCGATGAAATGGTTGAGGTCGGTGGTCGGGTCTATGTCAAGTCAACTGCCGTGATTGCATCCACAGAGGATAGCAGTGATAGCTCGATTCACGTTAATGCCTACGCTCGTGAGGCTGAGACAAAGAAAGGTATGGACGATGCCCAGATTACCGGCAGTGCTTCATCCTACGCCAGAAAATATGCACTGAATGGCCTCTTTGCTATTGACGATACCAAAGATCCGGATGCTACTAATGACCACGGCAGCAAACTGCCTAAACCTACAACTAAACAATCACAAGGATTCTAAGCGAAACATTCTGTTGCGCACAAATATTATGGACTTACGAAACGAAATCATTGATGTCATCTCCAGCATTCAAATGCTTGACAACCATTACGAAACTATCATCAAGGAGATGAAAGAAAATCTTGAAGCAGCACAACTGCACAATAACCTCTTGGATAAGCAGAACCAATTGCTTAATCAGAAAATCGACGCACTTGCTAAACACTTGAGCGTCAAGCTAGAACAACCTGACACAACCATCCGTGCTGTAAAGCTGGATGAAGATGTCGCCTAATCATAACCAATAACGAAAGTAATATTATGTCACAATACGATAACACTAACTCCGGTACATTCTTCGTCAATGACCGTAAAGAAAAACCAAATCATCCTGACTACAGCGGGAAGATTAATGTCGAGGGTAAGGAGTACTACCTCAAGGGCTGGAAGAAGACGGCCAAGAGCGGTACGAACTTCCTCTCTCTGGCATTGAATCCAGTGGACGCAGCACCCGCAGGTAGCTCATCTGAGCCAAAAGCTGCAAGTGCGCCAACCAATGACAACACCCCATTCTAAGGATGTCCTCATCTTCATTCGATAAGATCTGGTGGGAAACATTCCGGCGTGCTGAGGTCAGTTCCATTTTGGAATTAACCGCTCACAAATGCTCGGATTACACAGGAGGCGAAAGCTGCGATAACCCCTTCGCAAACTTCGATGCTTCCTCCGAGTTCGGTGTTCATCCCTTAACAGGTGTTTGCATTCGGATGCAGGACAAATTCCAGAGAGCGAAGGCTTTCTGTAACGACGGTCAGCTAAAAGTAGTTACTAATGGCGACCAATCCAAGGACATATTCCGCGACCTAATTGGCTACTCGTTGATAGCCATAGGGATGCTCGAAAGAGCAGAGTCGGAGTAAGTCCCTGTGCTAAGATGCTTGCCCCTTACAATTCGGTAGGGGGCAAGTAATTCTTATGACTCAATATAATAAAATAGACCGCAACGAAATGACTAAAATAAAAGAAGCCGCCGAAGTATCTCTCTCCATCTATAATTCAATTGATAGTTATAGGTTGCCGGAAGTGAATCGTGTAGCTCATAAGTCCCTTGGACAAGTCCTTCGTTCTCTGGTAGAATTACTTGATAATGAACGAAATAAACCTACTGACGACGAACCAGCCACATAGTGCCGAGGCTGAAAGAAAATTAATAGCATCCTGCCTATTCCCAGGTGACGCATCCGTATATGATATGGTCCGTCCTTTACTGGAGGCCGAGGATTTTTACGTACTAAGATTTAAATTACTATACCAAGCCATAGGTGAACTTGCTCAACTGAGTAAGCCTATTGACGAGGTGTCCATTGCAGAGCACCTGAAGTCCCTCAGAGGGCTTGACGAGGTCGGGGGTATAGCAGGTATACTATCGGTAGCTGACGGCGTTTACAGCGAACTCACAGCCAAGTTCTATGCGAACATCGTAGCAGAGAAGGCTAGGCTCCGTGAGATTATGAAGTCCTGCCGGATTGCTGTCGAGAATGTGGAGTCCGAGGCTCTTAGCTATGACGAGATACGCAGCACCCTTGAGGCCGAGATTACTGCACGTCCCTTATTCAGCCAGAATAAATCCGGGATCGGTTCGTCCGCCGACGAGCTACTGGAGGACATCGCTAGGATGCAAGCAGGTGACTACGTACCCGACGTTGTTAAGACGCATACCAATAACTTGGATAGTGAGCTTGGCAATCGGGGCATAGCCGCTGGTGAAGTAATGACTGTAGCTGCACCTACCTCCTGTGGTAAGTCAGCACTGGCCCTGTATATTGTATCCCAGGCTGTAGCAAAGGATGGTCACGCCTGTGGAGTCTTCTCCTTGGAGATGCCACAGAAGCAGCTTACCAAGAGACTGACGCAGGTTATCTCAGGTGTTAACCTTCGCAGCGTGGAGGACAACATAGCCCAGCCAGAGCAGGTCAAGCGGGTTCACGAGACTATCTCTGACCTCAAGACAATGCCCGTGTACACCTCGCACTCAGTCAAGAGTGCTGATGATCTATACAGCCAGACCCGACAGTTCGTTAACAAGCACGGCGTAAAGCTACTGGTCATTGATTACTTACAGCTTATACCATTCTCTTCCAAGATGGGTAAGGCCGAGGGCATCGCCAGTATCTCTCACAAAATTAAGCAGATGGCTATTGATCTCAATATCGCCATTATCCTACTAGCACAGGTCAACCGAGAGGGAGCCAAGAATGGCCGACTTAAATTGTATGACTTAAAGGATTCCGGGGACATCGAGAATGATGCCGACGTTGTTCTGCTTATGTATCCCTCAAACGGAGATGTTGAATCCTCTAAGGATAAAGATGCCCGTGGAGGTTTCACCCGTCTAACCTACGAGATAGCTAAGAACCGTGAAGGTGAGCGCGACATCGGAGGTACGTTTAAATTCTATCACTGCACAGGGAGGTTCGGATAATGACAGAAGAACAAGTAGCACAAAATATAATGTTGGCTTTTCCTAAGATGAATAAGCTGATCAAAGCCGAGGACCAGTTCAGTCCTTTTGATTACGAGAGCATTGATTACTTAGTGGAAATCAAGGTACGCCGAAAGGCATATGATCCTTGGATTATTGAGCAGCTAAAGCTTGATACCAATATCGGTATAGCTGAATCAGTAAAG